GGCCTTGGCACACTGATTGAGGATGCTATCTCTGGTCTGGCTACAGTATCTGTAACCTCGGCGAATCAAGCATTAACTGCAATTGATGGCGCGGCAGATGAGGCCCGATGCGCGGCTCTCCGTCTTACTACAACGACGACTGCCAACTTTGCCATTTATACCCCGCCGGTTACCAAGATTTATATTATCCAAAACACCACGGCATATACAGCAACAATTTATGCAAGTACGGTAATTGGAAATACGACGGCCGCAGGAACAGGTGTTGAAATCCCTTCTGGTAAGACGATGCTTGTGCGTTGCCAGCCCCGTACTGGCTCTCCGTCCAACCTTGATTTTGTTGAGGCGATTAGTTATGTCTCTTCATTAGAGGCAGGGGACGTGACTCTAGGTAGCCGTTTGTCTGCCACGTACACACAAACTGCCACAACCGTTACTGTTACAACAGCCTCTGTACATGGCTATGTTAATGGCGAGTCAGTTGCGTTTATTAATGCAACAGGCGATGGCGCAAATGGTACGTATACCATTACGCTCATCAATACAACATCGTTCTCTTTTACCTCCCCTGTTTCTCAGGCCACTAGCGGCAACTGCTTTGTTACTAATGATGCCGTAGTAATGGGTGGGGTAGTTGGCGCAGGAATGGTGGTTGAGGGGTCTAGCAGCATTCCGGCGTTGCGGGTAACGCAAACAGGGTCTGGAAATGCGTTTGTCGTAGACGATGAAACAAGCCCTGACTCCACGTCATTCATCATTGATACAAACGGCAATGTCATCACAGGTAATGCACAAGCATTGTCTTCGTGGAACAACTCGACGCTTACCCCTCGTGTGCAGCAACTCGGGTTAACTGCGGCCAATGGTGGCTCAGGCATTGCAGTATTTAATGCGACTACAACGGTTGCACCTACGATTGAGTTGGCTAAGTCGATTGGTGCAACACTGGCCAATTATTCTGCACTTGCTGCGGATACCACGCTGGGTACGCTTCGCTTTTCTGGAGCGGACGGTTCTGATTTTAGCCCTGCGGTTTCGATTGCGGCGTTCTCGGATGGTGAATTTAATACCTCAGGCGATGCTACAGACTCCCCCGGAAGACTCGTTATTAGCACTGCGCCTAATGGCTCTGATACGTTAACAGAGCGTCTGCGCATTAATAACGCAGGGGAAATCATTATTGGAGCAGGTGAAGCCTCTGCCACAACAACAGGGAACACGCTCCGCGCGCCTAACCGCACAGGAACAGATGTCGCAGGTACTAACCTAACCATTCAATCTGGTAATGGTACGGGTACTGGTGGATCAGGATTTATTGCGCTACAAACAGCAGTGCCTAGTACTACAGGCTCTACCGCAAATACGATGGTAGACCGATTGAAATTGTCAAACGGAGTAATGGTTGGTAAGTCGTTTGATATGGATTACGGGGTTGTTCCAGTAGCCCAGTATTATGCATTGAACTCGGATTATGCGGGTGCAAATGTCAATACCGTACAGTCGTTGTTTGGTGTTGGCGTTAATCTGGCGGCTAACACAATATATGAGTTTGAGATGCAGTTTGTGTTGCTCAAAACAGCTGGTGTTGTGTCACATACAATTTCTCTTCTGCATAACATTGGTAGCGGAACTATCAATAACATCAATTACTCGCTTATGGCGGGGTTGCATGCTAACCCAGTAACCGCATTAAACCCTCCGCTCTACTACGCTTATTTCCAAACAGCGACCGCAAACGTAGTGTCTGCCGCCATTACTACAGCAGCGATAAATTACCGTGCGCTTGTTAAAGGCACTATCTCTGTCGGTACTGCAGGGAAATGGACACCACAGTATCAACTTTCTGCGGCACCCGGAGGCGCGTACTCCACATTAGCAGGAGGCTTCATAAAGATTTATCCAGTAGGTGCATCAGGGGCGAACGTCAACAGCGGTGGTTGGTCAGCATAAGGGGTAAGCCGTGCCACTTCAGAAACTGTTATTCCAACCGGGAATTAATAGGGAAGTCACTTCGTTAACTAACGAAGGAGGCTGGTATGACGGGGATAAAATCCGCTTTCGCTCCGGTATGCCAGAAAAGATAGGCGGTTGGACAGCGCTTTCTTTTAACACCTTCTTAGGCGCTTGCCGCTCCTTGATGAATTGGATTACGCTCAAAGGGTTTAACCTAATGGGGCTGGGTACCAATTTAAAGTTTTATGTTGAGTATGGTGGCCAGTACAACGACATAACCCCTATTCGTGCTACCACTGGTCCCGGGGCTACACCCCCAACAGGTGGGCCTACGTTTGCGGCAACTAACGGTTCTAAAGTAATCACGGTCACGGATACAGGGGTTGGGTCATACCAAGCCGGGGATTTTGTAACTTATTCAGGCGCTGTTTCCTTAGGTGGCGCAATTACTGCTGCGGTGCTGAATAAGGAGTATCAGATCACTAGCTACATCTCCAGCACTCAGTACACCATTACTGTTGCGGTAGCGGCTAATAGTTCTGATAGTGGCAATGGTGGCGGATCAGTAACCGCGAAATATCAATTATCGGTAGGCTCAGATATCACCACGTCTGGTACAGGTTGGGGTGCTGGTCCGTGGAACGCTGGCTCTAATACTGACCCATGGGCTCATGGTTGGGGTACAGGCTATCCAATCGGTATTACTCAGCAGTTGCGCTTGTGGAGTCAATCCAACTTTGGGGAAAACCTACTTATTTCTCCACGGGGCGGGGCATTTTATCAATGGAGCCCCGGTTCAGGGACCACTCCTGCTTTTGGTACACCTGCTCAACTTGTATCTGGGCTGGATGTACCAAGCAAGATCAATGAGTTGATGGTGTCTGATCAAACGAGAATCGTGATTGCGTTTGGTTGCAATGGCTATGGGGCATATGACACTACACCACAGGACCCGATGTTGATTCGTTGGTCAGATCAAGAAGATTACACAAGTTGGACGGACTCAGAGACTAACCAAGCAGGTAGTTATCGACTATCGCACGGGTCTGTAATCAGCGGTGTCATACAAACTCGCCAAGAGATTAATGTATGGACAGATGCGGCTATTTACGCGATGCAGTATCTTGGCCCTCCGTATGTTTGGGGATTCACGCTCCTTTCCGACAATGTTTCAATTGCCTCGCCTAACGCAATGGCTACGGCAGCAGGAGCGGTGTTTTGGATGGGCGTAGACAAGTTTTATGTGTACTCTGGACGGGTAGAAACGCTGCCTTGCTCAGTTCGTTCGTATGTATTTAGTGACATCAACCGAAACCAATTCTTGCAGGTATTTGCTGGGACGAACGAAGGCTTTTCGGAGATTTGGTGGTTCTATTGCTCTGCTAATTCCAACACAATTGATCGGTACGTAATTTACAACTACCTTGATCGTGTTTGGTATTACGGCACGATGGACAGGACGGCATGGATCGATTCTTCCTTGCGTGACTTCCCTATGGCTGCAACGTCAAATAACTTGCTGGTGTTCCACGAAGCATCAGTAGATGACGGCACAACAAATCCACCTAGCGCGATTAACTCGTACATACAGTCTTCCGATTTTGATATCGGAGAAGGCAGTAATTATTCGTTTGTATCTCGGGTTATTCCAGATATCACATTCAATAATTCAAATACCTCTGGTTTAACGGTAGATCGCCCCTACGTGAACTTTACGTTGCGCCCCCGCCAAAACCCGGGTTCTGCTTATGGTGTTACAGATAGCCCCACAGTTACTTCAGGGCCAACGCAAACATATAAGACGGCTACGACATACAACGTGCAGGAGTTTACGGAGATTGTTTACACCCGTGTGCGCGGGAGGCAAATGGCGTTCCGAGTGTCTTCTGACAGTCGGGGGACACAGTGGCAATTAGGTTCGCCTCGTATTGACATCCGCGCGGATGGGAGACGTTGATGTCCTCGCAAATTGTTGTAACGGAGTCGATAGAGCTTACAAGGACAAAGTCCCCTGCATTGCCTTATGCGCCTCCGGCGTATGACCGCACATATCAGGACACTCTTAATAACATTCTGCGTCAATACTTCAATACGCTGGATAACTTTATTGCACAGCTTATGGCCACTACATCGACACTACCCATCTCAATAGGCGGGACAAATACCGATGCATTTGGTCGGCTGCGGGTAAGTCAACCGTATACGCTGTTTGATAGCCAGAATCGCTACGCTGCGGACAACCAGTTTGATACAAGCACAAGTGGCACAGGATCAAGTACCTATAACGCTAATCAAGCTAGTATGAGTTTGGCGGTAACAGGAGGTGGTGTTGGCTCTGTGGTGCGGCAAACATACCGTGTTTTTCCGTATCAACCGGGAAAAGGGTTGCTTGTATTAGCCACGTTTGTCATGGACAACGGAACATCTGCCAACCTTAATCAAAGTGTTGGGTATTTCAATACCCAGAACGGGGTGTTCTTCCGTCGAACCGCTGGGGTGAACGCATTTGTAATGCGCTCCAATACTTCTGGAACGCCAACCGATGCGCGGTTTGCCAACCAAGCGGATTGGAACGGGGACAAACTAGATGGTACGGGCGCGTCGGGCTATACGTTAGACCTTACCCACCCACAGATTTTGTGGATGGACTTTGAGTGGCTTGGTGTCGGCTCAGTCCGGTGCGGCTTCATTATTGATGGGCAGTATGTTGTTTGCCATACGTTTGATACGGCTAACGTATACGGCACTACGGTATATATGACCACGGCTATCTTGCCTGTGCGCTATGAAATTACGACAACAACGGCTGCGGTAGCTGCGACTCTCACACAAATCTGCTGTTCGGTGGTATCCGAGGGCGGATTTGAACAAACTTCCATTGACCACGTAGCGCGGCGCACTACGGTTCTGGGCACCATAGGGACAACCTTTTTGCCTTTGGTATCTATTCGTTTGGCTTCGGGCCGAACAGGGGCGGTAGTGTTGCCCAATCGAATTCAGGCGCTTCCGACAACCTCCCAAAACTACGAAGTGGCTTTGTTTAAGAACCCTACGCTAACTGGAGCGACATGGGCCTCTACAGTGCCTTCCGACTCCAACGTGGAATTTGACGTAGCGGCAACGGCTATGACAGGCGGCACAATTGTGCAGTCAAATTATCTTGCGTCTAACACTGCCGGGGGTACGGGGGGTACTAGTTTTGATAACGCCTACAATTTCGATTTGCAGCTTGGCGCATCCCTTGCCGGGGTAAGCGACGTTTACACGGTGGGGATTCGAACGGTCTCAGGAGCCACGACCGGTGATGCGTTTGGTTCCCTATCTTTTTATGATTTAACCCAATAAATACGCCATAATTTAGGCAATTTTGATCGAGGGCACATCATGGCTACATCCCCTGAAGGAATCATGGCACTAGGGCAACCTGCCGAGGCCGGTGGACCGCCGGCCTCGCCTAACTTGATTACGCGAAATGACAGCTATGACGTAGCTAAACAGGCGCTTACAGAGAGCCGCCCTGATGTGGCGGCGGAACTAGAGGATCGTTTAGCCGGTTTCCGAGAAAAAGCACGTCAACTT